GAGGACATGCCGAACCGGCGAACGGTGATGCGCTGGCTCGCCAGGAACCCTGAGTTTCAGGCGATCTACGCGCAGGCCCGCGAGGATCAAGCGGACTTCTACGCGGACGAAATCATCGAGATTGCGGACGATCGATCGAAGGATTACATCGTCGGCGGACCGAACATGGACGACATGGTGCTGGACACCGAGCACGTCCAGCGCTCAAAGCTTCGCATCGACTCGCGCAAGTGGATTGCGGCGCACCTGAAGCCGAAGAAGTACGGCGATCAGATCAAGCTTGAGGGCGCAGGGCCGAACGGTGAGCATCTGGTGCAGGCGGTGGTGAATGTCTCCATCGGCAATTGACTTGCACCTTCACAAGAAGCAGGGCGCGGCGTTCCTCTCGACCGCGACCGAGATCCTCTACGGCGGCGCGGCGGGCGGCGGTAAGTCGCACCTGATGCGCTCGGCGGCGATTACGTGGTGCGCGGAGATTCCCGGCTTGCAGGTCTATCTATTTCGCCGCATCTCCGAGGATCTGGTCAAGAACCACATTGAAGGGCCGAAGGGGCTGCGGGCGATCCTCGCGCCGTGGGTGAATTCGGGCTTGGTGCGCATGGTCGAGGATGAAATCCGGTTCTGGAACGGATCAAAGATTTACCTCTGCCATTGCAAGGACGAAAAAGACCGCTTCAAGTACCTCGGCGCAGAGATTCACGTTCTGCTGATCGATGAATTGACGACCTTCACGGACGTGATCTATCGCTTCCTGCGCTCGCGCTGCCGTGCGGTTGGCCTGAAACTGCCGCCGAAGTACGAGGGGCTTTTCCCGCGAATCATCGCAGGGTCAAACCCCGGAAACATTGGCCATCACTGGGTCAAAGCCGGGTTTATCGACAACGCGGTACCGCTTGAGATTCGCCCGATGGGCGATTCCGAGGGCGGGATGCGTCGGCAGTACATTCCGGCTCGGCTGGACGACAACCCGAGCATGGCGGCGGACGATCCGAACTACCGGCAGCGGCTGCGCGGGCTTGGCTCGCCGCAGCTCGTGCGGGCGATGGAGGACGGCGACTGGAACGTGATCGCGGGCGCGTTCTTTCCCGAATTCACGACCGAGCAGCACGTCATCGAGCCGGTCGAACTGCCGAAGCATTGGATGCGGTTCCGGGCTTGCGATTGGGGATCATCGGCCCCGTTCTCGGTGGGCTGGTACGCGGTGAGCGAGGGCGAATTGCCGCAGTTTCCCCGAGGCGCTCTCGTCAAATACCGCGAGTGGTACGGGATGAAGGACGGCCAGCCCAATGTCGGGCTGAAGCTCACCGCCGAAGAAGTTGCCGAAGGCGTGATCGAGCGCGATGACCGGGGCTATGAATTCAAGTTCCCGCATTCAGTCATTGACCCGGCTGCGTTTGCGGAGAACGGCGGGCCATCGATTGCCGAGCGGATGCTGCGTCACACGAAAAAGCGCGTTGCGTGGAGAGCGGCGGACAACAAGCGCGTTTCGGCTCGCGGGGCGATGGGCGGATGGGATCAGCTTCGCTCGCGCCTGAAGGGCGAGGACGGGCGCCCGATGCTCTATTTCTTCTCGACCTGCGTACACACCATCCGCACGTTGCCCGCGCTTCAGCACGACGAAGGACGCCCGGAGGACGTGAACACGGACGGCGAGGACCACGCGGCGGACGAAACCCGCTATGCGTGCATGTCGCGCCCGTTCCTGCGTAAGCCTGCCCCGAGCGAGGTAAGCACCGAGGAAGCCCTGATTGCGGCGGACATCAAGGCGATGAAGTTCAAGGATGTGCGCACCGCGCATTTTGACAAGCGCCGGAAAGAACGGGCCGAGGCGCTATGACGCAATCTATCGGCGGCAAGCTTTTTTCCGATGCGGGGCAAATGTCCGCGCTGAATGCCGCTGCGGGCGTCCCTGCGGGGGCGTCGTTCATCAACGGATGGGCGGTGGAAGGCGCGACCGGCAAGCCCTACGTGGAGAACTTGGGCGCTTCTGCGGTTCCGGCTGCTGCGCAATTCATCAACGGGCTTGCGTTCCATCAGGACGGGCGGCTGTACGTGACGACTGTCGCGCCTGCGGCATCGGATCAGTCGATCGGCGGCTTCAACGTGCGGGCGGACGGAGCGCTTCGCGTCAGTACCTCGGCGGTGGATGCAGCGGACATGTTCAACGGCGGATGGGCGACGGCGCAGACCGGCGCGGCAAGGATGGCAATCGCATGAGCGCTGAAAAACGCACCGTTTCGGAAGCCGTTCGCTTCTGGAAGAACGAGATTTCCGCCGCTCGCAAGCGCGAGAAGGAGTACATCAAGGAAGGCCAGCGCGTCCGGGCGATCTACTCGGGCGAGAAGCGCGGGCGCGTCCCGTTCAACATCCTGTACAGCAACACCGAGACGCTGCTTCCTGCGCTTTTCGGCACGACCCCGAAGCCGGTCGTTCAACGCCGCTTTAAGGATGCCGATCCAAACGGCAAAGCCGCTGCGATGGCGGGGCAACGGTGCCTGGAATTCCTGCTCGACACGAATCTGGAGGAATACGAGACGTTCGACGCCACGATGCGCGATGTTACGCTGGATGCGCTGCTCCCCGGTCGCGGCCTGTCCCGCGTGAAGTACGAAGCGGACATCGTGGACGTGCCGCAAGACGATGACGAGGCCGAGGGCGACACCGACGACAGCCCGGACGGGAACGATCAGGACGACGCGCCGACCGGCTCGCCGGAACTTGCGCAAGAGGCGCAATCCTCACCCGCGAAGGCTTACGAGACCGTCTGCACGGAGACGGTGCCGTGGGATCGGGTGTATTTCGGCTACGCGAAGAAGTGGTCAAAGGTGCCGTGGGTGGCGTTCGAGCACCACATGGACAGGCCGGAAGCCGAGAAGATGTTTGGCGTTCGTGTCGCGGCGCAGATGGTCTTCACGCCGGGGGACGAGGACACCAACGGCGACGATTGGGACGGAGAGCGCAAGAAAGAGCGCGAGGACCAGAAATCCGAGCGCAAGACATGCCTTGTCTACGAAATCTGGCACAAGAAGGCGCGGAAAGTGCGCTTCGTCTCGCCCACGTACCCCGAAGGCTACCTGAAGGAAGAGGACGATCCGCTCGACCTGACCGGCTTCTATCCGGTCCCGAAGCCGATGCGCTTCCTTGCCAAGACCGAGGATCTGAGCGCCACCGCGCTTTATACGCTGTACGAGAACCAGGCGACCGAGCTTAACAAGATCAGCATCCGCATCAACCGGATCGTGGAGGCGATCAAGGTGCGCGGGGCGTATGACGGCTCCCTCGGCGACACGCTGAATGACCTGTTGAAGCAGGACGACAACTCGATGATCGCGGCGGAGAACGCCTCGTCGATCCGGCTGGAAGGGGGCCTGGACAAGTACATTTGGTTCATGCCGCTGGAGCAGCTTGTCGCGGTGCTGCAACAGCTCTACCAAGCCCGCAACGAGTGCAAGCAGATCATCTACGAGGTCACCGGCCTGTCGGACATTATCCGGGGGGCATCGGTCGCATCCGAGACGGCCACCGCGCAGAACATCAAAAATCAGTGGGGAAGCCTGCGGATCAAGATGCTGCAAAACGAGGTGCGACGCTACGTGCGCGACACCTTGCGCCTCATGCTGGAGGTTGCTGCCAAGCAATTCTCCGTTGAGACCTTCGCGCAAATGACCGGGCTTCCGTATGTGACTGCCGAGCAGAAAGCGCAAGCGCAAGCGTTGATTCAGGCCGCGCAGATTGCCGGCCAGCCGCTTGACCCTCAGACACAAGCGCAGATCGGGCAAGTCATGGCTGCGCCGGATTGGGATTCGGTGCTTGCGCTTCTGAAAAACGACCTGTCCCGCGCCTATCGGATCGACATCGAGACGAATTCGACGGTCGAAGTCAACGAGCAGGAGGACAAGCAAAACATTGCCGAAGCAATGGGCGCGATGGGCCAGTTCGTCAACGGCATCACGCCCTTGGTCGAGCAGGGAATCATGCCGTTCGCCGCCGCTCAGTCGATGCTGCTTGCAATCGTTCGCCGCTTCCGCTTCGGGACCGAGGTCGAGGAAGAAATCAAGGCGATGCAGCCGCCGCAGCCCAAGCCGGATCCGAAAATCGAGGAAAAGCAGGCCGAATTGCTGGCCGACAAAGAGAAGGCCGCGATGCAGGCTCAAAACGAGCGGGCAGTCGCGCAGGAGAGGGCGCAACTGGAGCGCGAAAAAGCCGAGGCCGATCGCCTTGCTGCCAATGACAGGCTGGCCGCTGATCGAGCTATCGAACAGATCAAAGCGCAAGCCCAGGCCGAGATGCGCCGGGACGAGCTGGCCTCAGAAGAGCGCATCGCCAGGGAACGAATGGTGATGGAGCGCGATCTGGCGCTTGAGAAGGCCGCGATGGAGGTCGCCGGGAAAGTCATGGCCGAGACCATGAAGGCGCACGAGAAGGCCGAACCGCCGCAGCAGGAAGCCGCCGAAGGTGCGCAGCACGAAGCAAACGAAGTCAATCCGGCCATCATCATGCAGCAGATCGTCGGCATGCAAGGTGAACTGCTTGCGGCAATCAGGGCCACGAAAAAGAGGACGCCGGTTCGCAATGAAGTGGGCGAAATCCTGCACGTCCTTGAGGAGCCTGCGTAATGGCCGCAGGGTACGCAACGACGCTGCGAAACGCCCAGCTTGACGCCATTACAGCGGCAATCGGCAGCGCGGGAAAGTTGGCGCTCTACGATGGAACTCGCCCGGCAACGGGCGGAGCGGCAACCACCAAGCTGGCCGAATTCACCTTGGGGACGCCTTTCGCCGCCGCCGCTGCCAGCGCAACGCTTTCTCCGACCCTTCCTCCTGACACCACAGGGATTGCAGCGGGAACGGCCACGTGGGGACGAATCACGACCTCTGGCGGGACGTTCTTGATCGACCTTGGCGTGGGCGCAGAGATCACGCTGAACACACCCGTGGTGTCAATTGGATCGACTTGCTCGGTCACGTCTTTCTCGATTGCCAGGGGGAACGCCTGATGGCGACCGGACAAGGAACGGTGACCTTCGATTTCGGCGCTGCCCCCGGAACGAACGTGACAAGCGCAGTTGTTTCGGACGCCGGTATCGGTGCGGCCTCCAATGTCGAGCTTTATCTGATGGGGACGGATTCGACGGCGGATCACAACACCATTGAGCATCATATGCTTCCCCTTGGAGGGCTGTCGGTTCAGGCCATTGCAAGGTCGGCAGGGGTCGGTTTCACGGCGCAGGCAATGAGCCTTCTGCGCCTGACGGGGGAATTTAAGGCTCGCTACGTTTGGGCTGACTGAAAATGGCAGGATTTCGCATCGAGGGCAACACCAGCGGCAACGTGGCGGAGGTTGATTCGTCCAATCAACTGAAAGTCGTTACGGAGACCAACCCGTCTGCCAATCCCGGCAATGTCGGCGCAGCGCGGTTTTTCTCTGAAAACGACGCTGGAACCAAGACCGGAAACGTGTATATCGCCAGTCCCGAGACGGACGACGACTACCGGATTCGCGTATCCCAAGAAGCGTTGTTTGACTGCGAAACGTTCAACTACACGGCGCAGAACACCGGGAAATTCGCGTACCGCAACACAACGATGGCTAACACGTGGGCCGCGTCGGGGCTGACGACCAACAGCGGCAACATCACGACAACCACGACCGGCACGCAGATAAACACGTACGCCGAGTTCCCCGTGCTTGGCGCGTCCATGCTGTATTGCGAGATCGAAGGCAGTTTTACAGCGCAGCCGACGACGAATACGACGGTCGATTTCGGCATGTGCCGCATGGCGACCACCAACCCCTACGCGCCGACCGATGGGGTCTATTTCCGCGTCAACTCGTCGGGCGTGTTCGGCGTGGTCAACTCCAACGGATCGGAAACGACGACGAGCGCGTTTGCGTTCACCTACACGAACAACCAGAAGTATCAATTTATCGTCTCCGTTCACGAAACGGCGGTTTATTTTTGGATCAATGATGTTCTCTACGGAACGATCCCGACGCCAGTAGGTCAGGGCCAGCCGTGCATGAGTGCCTCGCTGCCGTTTGCAATGCGGCATGCAATTGTGGGCGGTGCAGCAGGTTCCGCGTTCTCGTTCGTGTTGAACGACTACACGATCAGCATCGGCGGTCCCAACATTGCCCAAACTGCGTCGATCATGGGGCAGCGGGTGTATGGCTCCTATCAAGGGCTTTCGGGCGGAACAATGGGGTCGCTTGCGACCTACGCCAACAGCACCAACCCGACTGCTGCCGCGCCTTCCAACACCGCGCTGACGGCCAACCTTCCGGGAGGCCTTGGCGGACAGGGCTTGGTGACCGCAGCAGTGGGCGGATCAACGGACGGCATTTGGGGCAGTTACCAGATCCCCGCTGGCACGGTGAACATTCAAGGCAGGCGATGCGTTCTTCGCGGGGTGCGTCTTGACGCGGTGAATACCGGCGCTGCGGTAGCCACCACAGCCACGACCATCGAATTCAGTCTTGCTTACGGGCATACGTCCGTGTCGCTTGCAACAACAGAGGCGGCAGCGGCAAAAGCGCCTCGCCGGGTTCCACTCGGATTCATGACATGGCCGGTAGCAGCCGGGATCGGAGCGGGCCCGCAGGGCGGCGCAATCGTCGTGGACTTTGGCGATGCGCCCGTATTCGTGAACCCCGGCGAGTTTGTGCAAGTCGTGGGCAAATTCATTGTCGGCACGGCAACGGCATCGCAGACGATCTTTTTCATGTGGACGCCGACCTACGGCTGGGAATAAATGTCACTTCTCCTTGCGCTTACAGGCGGTAGCGGCTCGGTCACGGCGGAAATCGCCTGGACCGAAAGCGACGACGCTTGGGCAATCGTCGGAGAAATTGCCGCGCCTGTCGTGGACGCTGCTATCGCGTGGACGGAGGACGATGACCAATGGGCGGTCATTGGCGCGATCCAAACGCCGGTTGCTCCTGCGGCGTCCGGTGGCGGCGGTGGCGGCGGATGGCTCGGAGCAACGCAGGAAGAAGAGCGGCGGCTACTTGCGCAAATCGAGGCCGTCCTTCGTGAAACGCTTGCGCCCAAGAAAGCCGCCCCGCTCCTGCGCGAGCTGGCCGGTGTGCAGGCCGTTGCCGAGGTGCGGGCGCAAGTCCAGAGGATGGCCGATGAAGCCAAGGCGGACGCCCAATTGCAGGAAGTGCTTGCGGATGTCCAAGCCCGCATCGCCATCTTTGTGGCTCGCAAGCGTCGTCAGCGCGACGACGAAGAACTGATGATGGTGCTCTAGTGCCTCTCCACGACTTCCTGTGCTGCGCTGGCCACACGTTCGAGGCGTTTGTCCCGCTGGTGGACCTTGAAAAAGAGCGCCTTTGCGACTGCGGATCGCCTGCGCACCGCGTGTTTCTCACCGCGCCGATGGGGATAGTCAAGAACGTCGAGTACACCTCGCCGATCGACGGACGGGCGATCACCACGAAATCCGCACGCATCGAGGACATGGCTCGGCACAACTGCGTCGAGTACGACCCCGAGATGAAAAAAGACTACATGAAGCGCCTGGAACGCGACAACGATGCGCTCGGGCGGCGCGTGGAAGAAACCTTTGATGCAGAGATCGAGCGCATGCCCACCCGCAAGCGCGAATTGCTGGAACAGGAACTGCGCAGCGGCGCGGATCTTGAACTCACCCGAGCCTGACAGGCGGAAAGAACGACATGGACCTTGACATCAACGAAGCTTCCAACTCCCTCGCGGCGGACATCCTCGGCACGGAGCCGCCTGCGGACGATCTGGATTCGGCGATCGACAAGGCCGCAGACGCCGGGACAGGCGCGGAGACAAACGATGCCGACCTGAAGCTCGACACCGAAGCGCCTGAAGGCGACACGGCCACGGATGCGCCCGCCGCACCGGAAAAGATCGCGCTTCCGCAGTCGTGGAAAAAGGATCTCGCGCCCGTGTGGGAAAAGATGGACCCGGCTGCGCAGAAGTATTACCTCGAGCGCGAAAAGCAGATGCTCGACGGACTGACCGGCTAC